GCCTAACTCTAGGATTAACAAAAGCCTACGGGCTTGGAAATGCTAAAGGACTTATATGAACAACGACGTAAAAACAATGACTGACGGCGCGGCTGTGGTTGTTGGACTTGGTGGTTTCATGGGATGGGTAACTCCACTCGTAGGACTCATTGGTGGAATATTGACCATTGTGTGGTTAATTCTTCGTATCTGGGAAACCGAAACTGTTAAAAACTTGGTGGCTAAGTATGCCAAGCACGAGTAAGAAACAACACAATTTCATGGCTGCGGTGGCTAACAACCCATCGTTTGCTAAGAAAGTAGGAGTCCCGCAGTCTGTGGGCAAGGATTTCAACAACGCCGATAAAGGCAAAACTTTTAAAAGAGGTGGTGATATGGCTACAAAAATGGGCAAACCAACAATGAAAGCTGGTATGAGCACTGCTAAGGATGGCATGAAAAAAGCTACTCCTATGGCTGGCATGATGGGTATGAAAAAAGGCGGCATGCCTATGAAAATGAAAGATGGCAAAAAAGTGCCTATTTTTGCGGCTAAAGGTGGTGGCATTGAGGCCAAGGGTAAAACCAAAGGCAAGATGATTTCTATGCGTAACGGCGGCAAAGCCTGCTAAAACCATGATGCCCAGCCGTGGAATGGGGGCAGTAGCCCCCAGCAAAATGCCAAAGGGCAAGAAGACTGCCCGAAAGGACGACACCGACTTCGCGCAGTACGCTGAAGGCGGCAAGACCAAGTCCAAAGTAAATGCGGCGGGTAACTATACTAAGCCCGGTTTACGCAAACGGATTTTTAACAGCGTCAAAGCTGCGGCAATCGTAGGTACGGGTGCAGGACAGTGGTCAGCACGTAAGGCTCAAGTTATGGCTAAACGCTATAAAGCCGCAGGTGGGGGCTACAAAGATTGAAAGCGCCACAGCAGTCACTAAAATCTTGGGGTGAACAGAAATGGCGCACTAAGTCGGGAAAGCCATCGTCAAAGACGGGTGAGCGGTATCTCCCAGAGGCTGCAATTAAGTCTTTGAGTTCTGCGGAGTATGCAGCCACCACCAAAGCAAAGCGTGCAGGTAAGGCTAAAGGTAAACAGTTTGTGGCTCAACCCAAGGGTATAGCAAAGAAAACAGCAGGATTTAGATAATGGCATATACCTCCGGAAACGCGTCGTTCAACCTTGACCTCTCTGAAATAGTGGAGGAGGCGTTCGAGCGCGTGGGTTCGGAGATGCGTACGGGCTATGATTTAAGAACCGCCCGTCGGTCTTTGAACTTGTTGTTTGCAGACTGGGCTAATCGTGGCGTCAACATGTGGACGTTTGAACAAGACGTCATTACCCTGACCCAAGGGCAACCTACCTACGCACTGCCAAACGATACGGCAGACATTCTTGAGCATGTGATTCGTACACAAGCGAACAGCCCAAGCAATCAAGCCGACCTGACAATCACACGTATTAGTGTTTCTACTTACGCTACGATCCCAAACAAATTAACCCAAGGCCGTCCAATCCAAGTGTGGATTCAGCGTTTGACGGGACAGTCTGCGGTTTTAACAGGCACCTTGTCTTCGACAATCACTGCCACAGCCACATCTATACCAATCAGTAGCCTTACAGGCGTGCCAAACGCAGGCTTTATTCAGATAGGTAGTGAGTTAATTGGTTACAACGAATTTTCTGTGGCAGATGGTGCCACACCAGCGTTCCTTTTGAACTGCACACGCGGGCAAGATGGTACGACTGCCGCAGCCCACACTGCCAGTGCCCCGATTGTTTTGGTTCAAAAGCAAAGCATCACCGTTTGGCCTACGCCAGACGGCTCCCAGACATACCAGTTTGTGTACTGGCGTATGCGTCGCGTGCAAGATGCTGGCGGGGGCGTTAACGTCATGGACGTACCGTTTAGATTTGTTAACTGCTTGACAGCAGGTTTGGCTTACTATTTGGCGCTTAAAGTGCCGGGTGGTATGGAGAGATTGCAGGTTTTGAAAGCGCAGTACGACGAGGCATGGATGACGGCAGCGGATGAAGATCAGGAACGCGCAGCGATCCGTCTTGTTCCCCGTCAGATGTTTATCTAATGGGCAATAGGTTTTCATCCGGCAAGAACTCGATTGCCGAGTGTGACCGATGCGGGTTTAGATTTAAGCTGACTGTGTTACGCAAGGAAGTAATCAAGACAAAGACGTACAACCTGTTGGTTTGCCCCGTTTGTTGGGACCCAGATCAACCGCAGTTGTCGTTGGGTATGTACCCAGTTAGTGACCCGCAAGGTGTGCGTGACCCGCGTCCTGATGTGAGTTACCAAGTATCTGGTTTGTTAGCAGACGGCGAGTCTGGTGGTGGTAGCAGAATTTTTCAATGGGGCTGGAATCCTGTTGGTGGGGCAAGCAGTTTTGATGCAGCGTTGACACCAAATAATTTGAATTTGGTTGTACAACTTGGTACAGTAACGGTTAGCGTAACTTAGGAGTTAAAAATGGACAAGAAACAGGTCAAAGCAATTGCTGGCACAGAAGCCAAAAAAATGGTTAAAGGTCACGAAGGGCGTATGCACAAGATGGCTAAAGGCGGTGTAACAACCGACATGATGAAGTCTATGGGGCGTAACTTGGCTCGTGTTGCAAACCAAGGGAGCAAGTAATGGCTACCTTCAGCAAAAAAATGATGGGTAAAGAAGTTGGCGATGCCAGCGTTTACGCCGAGCCACACCACATGACTGGTAAGAAGTTTACTATTTCTGATAATCCCGGAAAAGAAGCTAACTCTAGCAAGTTAGACACGATGGATGTCAGCATTGGCGCTATTAGCAAGTCTGCTGGTGATGAGAAGGTTAAAACCGACGGCATCAGAATGCGTGGTACTGGCTGTGCTACTAAAGGCGTTATGTCAAGAGGACCAATGGGATGACCTATTCCGAGTTAGTAGCTGCAATTCAGACCTATACGGAGAACAACTTTCCGTCTACCACTTTGGCGGACAGCACGGTTGTGTCTTCAACGACTCAGATTAACCGTCTGATTACGCAGGCTGAACAACGCATTTACAACACGGTACAGTTTCCATCCATTCGCAAGAACCAATATTCGTCTATTACAGCCAACAACAAATACGTATCCTTACCAAACGATTTTCTGTCTGTGTATTCTCTAGCGTTGGTAACGGGGGCTACGGGTAGTCCTGTTAATTTAGACACAGGTACGTTTGAGTACCTACTGAACAAAGACGTTAACTTTATACGTCAAGCCTATCCAACTCCTAACAGCACAGGCGAGCCAAAATACTATGCCTTGTTTGGTCCGACGGTAAACGGGGTAACCATTACAAATGAGTTGTCACTAATTCTTGGCCCAACGCCAGACGCATCTTATTATGTAGAACTGCATTATTACTACTATCCTGAGTCAATCACCACAGCCTCAACTTGGTTGGGAGATAACTTTGATACTGTCCTCCTGTATGGTTCGCTGGTTGAAGCGTATACCTACATGAAAGGTGAGCAAGACTTAATCGTGCTTTACGATACAAAGTACAAGGAAGCATTGGCCTTGGCTAAACGCCTTGGTGATGGCATGGAGCGTCAGGATGCTTACCGTTCTGGGCAAGTAAGGTACCCGGTGAAATAAATGGCGTTTACTGGCAACTACACCTGTAACTCTTTTAAAAACGGCCTGTTAGAAGGCGCGTTTAACTTTGACTCTGGTACGTTCAGAATTGCCCTGTATACCAACAATGCAACGCTAGATGCCGACACCACGGCGTATACAACGACCGGTGAGGTGGTTGCCGCAGGATATACAGCAGGTGGGATAGTACTGACTCCCACACAAGGAATTAGTAGCGGAACATCTTTTGTTTCGTTTGCAACAGTGTCGTGGTCTGGGGCTTTTACTGCACGGGGTGCCTTGATCTATAAGGCGGGTAGCAATGGGGCGGTTTGTGTTTTAGACTTTGGTTCAGATAAGACGTCTACCACGACATTCACGGTGACATTCCCAACAGCATCCAGCACGGATGCTTTAATTCGACTTTCGTAAAGGAGTTTATGATGCAAGTTAAGGCCAAAAGCACCGATCTGGTAAACGGAACGGTCACGACAAATCAAGGGTTTGGTGAAGGCGCTGCTGGTGGTGGCGTGTTTCATTTCAAGTGCTATGACAAAGACGGCAACCTGAAGTGCGGAGTCAAAGTTATCACCAAGCCATGTGGTGCCAGCCGTAACAATCGATTCTGGGTAGTAGTAATAGTGCAGCTCTACCGTGTATGAATTGTCCGGTGTAGGGGCCAGCATGAAGCTCAGTTCATTGGTAATAGCTGGCGGTGTGGCGTTAGTCGTCGTAGGCCCAAACAACGCGTAATACTTAGGTATGCCTGTCGTATTTGGGTTTGGATACGCAGCCCGTAAGAAGTTTACATCCTTGTTAAGCAGATACTCGTAGTTACCACTGCCGTCAATGACAGCCAAAGAGTAAACCGCCAAGAAGTCTATAGGCGATGAGAGATAAGGATTTGTAGCGTAAGTAACCCCCGTCACATTTTTACGTATCGACGGGAACTGAACGCTGTTATAGATCCGCTGCTCAGCCTGCTGAATGAACGTGTCAATCTGTTCTTTAGACGTGTAGTTAACCAAGTTCCCAGACGAATCTGAGTACTGGGTGTTGGGGAAGTCATTTTCTGTGAAACCTTTTATGGTCTCAAAAAGTGTCGCATAGTTCATACTCTAGCCCCTTTACTAGAGTTTATAACAGCGGGAATAACTTGTAGATTCCAAGGCACATGTAAGCCAGAAACCGTCTGCCCCTGAAGCGGTAGGATGTGATCTACATCCCACTGAAACCCAAGTATTTTAGAGCGCAATACAGCTAAAGCGTAAGCCTCTTCCATTAGCCAATTGTCGTCTTTAGTCAACCAATTTGGCGTTCGTTGTAGTTTAGCGGCTTGACGTTTTCTTACATATGCGCGTTCTTTGTGCATATTTTTTAGCCGCCAATCTCTACGAATCTGTTTCATTCGCTCTTTATTTTGTTCCATCCAGACATCTATACGCTCCTTACAGACCTCTTTATTTTTCTCAGCGTACTTCTTCTTAGCCGCCTTAACCTTTTCTGGGTTAGCAGCAGACCAAGCGTAAACACGCTCTAACTTACGGGGGTCTTTGGGGTCAGCGTACGGCACTTTTAGCACAGTTTCTTAGACGAGTTCGTACCTTTAGTCGCTGCGCCAGTGCCACGAGTCTTTACGGTCTGCGTGTTAGGCACATTGTTTGGGTAGCCTGAGGTATTTGGTACAGGCACCGGTGTAGGCTGTTTGCTTTCCATTATCGACCCCTTCCAGCGGATTTACGCATACCTTGATTCTGAACTTTGGCAAGGTTACGTCCAATTTTCTTCATGACGTTTTGGTCTTTGCCGCCCATCTTTGGCTTTGAGTTTAAACCCATTACTTTTGGACCTGAATCACCAAGATTCTTGCCTTCAGTTTTACCTTTTTTTGCTACGCCATCTGCGTCTTTTTTAAACATGTTCAACTCCTAAGTTGTCGTTATCGTTACACTACCTACCAAACAAGATGGAGCCAAATCGTTCGGT